TATCCTTTTCGCCGTTGTCCTCCACTCCGTGAGGCTCAAGCGAATCGAGCCTATCCTGGATCAGAACCTTGATGGCGTCTTCCGCAGATACGACCTTATCGCCGTCCTTGGTTTCTTTTACCTGGGACAATTGCTTACGAAAGACGGACGTTTTGGCGTAATCCGGGAGTTCACTCTCACCAAGCAACTTATCGACAAGGGAATTGTGCTTTACCGCAGCCTGTTTTACCTCAAGCTCGTCACACTTTTTAGCGACATCGTCCCGCTCCTGCTGTATCTTTTTTACCTCTTCATCACGGGACTTTACACCCTCGTCAAAGAAGATCTTTTCCAGGTCCGGGCGGTTGATCCTTACCGTTTCTAATGTTAAATCCTTAAATTCCATGCTATTCTCCTTTTCGTTATCAACACTGTGTTTACTGTTAAACAAACCTAACGTTGCAGCCGGGTCATCAACCAAATCGATAGATGGTAAGTGACCGGCGGCATTTCTCGATAAAAGTTTTTCGATATGCTCGATACCGTTATCTCTGGAAGAAACTATTCCACCAGTGTGTATGCTGTTCCCTACGACATTCGGCGTCCTCTGAGCTATGCTCAAAACCTTCTTTGCTTCGGGACAATCCCATAAATGAAGATCGCCGAATATCATATCACCGTCCATTACAAGATCTTTATAAACCCCATATCCAGTCTTAACTCCCCTTCCACCCCCCTCAGATGCGTCCCGATCATGATCTATTCTGGCTATTGCACCATTAAATACAGTAAGAGCATCCTGCAAGGCGTTATCTGAAAATTCTCTAAACACTTTACCGGCGGTATCAACAGCTTTACGAGACATAATCGACATCCTGTGTATGATGTTGTTTTCAACATCAACCTTGGCAGCTTTCAAGTCAACTATGGTAACATTAGTAATATCCAATTTTTCACTATTCATTTTCGTATCCTGCTTAATACCTGTGGGTTTAATGTTGATTCCTGTCATAGGTGAACCACATTTTGGACATTTAATTTCCTGACAAGGAGTATTCCTGTTGTGTTCCATCCAATAACCACATTTTACACACTTACAGTATTTAGCTCCACCAATTCCTTGTCTTGGTCCATCCTGACCTCTACCCTCTCCCAACGCTTGCTTTACATTTCTATTTCTCCAAGCCGTATAGCATATAGCCTGAATTTGCTTTGGGTCCCGGCCCGGACTGGCTTTAGTTTCAAAAGCTATACACCTTGAAATATAATGCGACTGTGCTTCTCCACTATGCGGAATGGGCAATGGCATCGTTTGTTCCTTTAAGTAAATCTATATATCGAAAAATTTTCCTTATCACACCTTCTGGTTGTTCCTCACCTTTTCGTGGTGTAGGAAGCGGCATAATAACATCCTTTCTCTACTAAATTATACGAATTCCAAAATATTCGAGTTTGCGTGGTCTATTCTCCTTTATATATAGTTTCAGGATAACACGCGCAAAATGGATGCAAAGGAATATTTGGCGGACCATCCTTCTTCGAAAAAAAAGTGCCCTCATTATCAAGACAATCATCACAAGGATTTCCACTACCCGTTCTCCATTTCCAACCTATAACCCAATCCTTCATCATGGCATAGCGAAAAGTACCTTCAACATAGGCTCTACTCATTTCAGTATTTGCCAACCGCAAGGCATTTTTATAAGCGGATCTATAAATTCCAGCGCCAGGGTGGTACTCCTTAAAAGCTAACCCACGAAACGTATCTGGTATACCCATATAACCCCTGATTCGTCGTGAAACCTTAGCTGATGATTGACCTGTTAATACAGCAAGATTAATTTGATTACGAATTTGTCGTTCTGCAGACCAAGTAATATCCCATACCCGCCTTGAAAAGGCTATTCCACCATAAGACGTTCTAATTAATGCATCCATCGCTTGACCATTAATTTGCGCCCATATACTATCACTGTACGTTTCAATTTTTGAGTCATATCGACGCACCTTACCATCCTTACCAAAAAAGCTTGTACCAATACCGATTTTAAATTTACTCGGCATTGCCACCTTAGCTCCTTGCATGGATGATATAATACCATAATCAACTGATTTTGATTTGTTAATTAATCTTTTATATCGCGGCCTAAATCGGTCCATTTCCATTTTAATGTTGTTTAATAGTAGTTTCAATCGTGCCGGTGGAATTTTCCCGTCCTTAGTATATCTGGCAATTTGTGCTGTAATATAATTTGCCGCATCGTCAAGTAAAGTATAAATCTTATGTTCTTGAGTTATTGTATAATTAACCCAATCATCCCTTGCTTCCTCGATAGCTTTTCTAATTATATCAGTGGCATTCTTGGCCATTATTCTTCTTCACCATTTCTTTGTCTAAATTCGTCGTCAGATTCTTCCTCAACTTCTTTTTTAATAAGCTCCTTTTCCTTGTTGTAATCATATCCAAGCTTTTCACTAACTGTACGTTTTGACACAAATCCTGCTGAAACTTGAATTTGATAAGCTTCGGAATCGGCCTTAACATCCCTATGTATTAAACCAGTAAAATTAATTGTACATTCCTTACTTGTATTCTTTGGAAGCACTTTTTGTTTTATACCCTCCTCAATCACAGCAGCAAAAATTTTCTTAAATGGTTTCTCAAACAAATCTTGCCATGATTCAAACATACGTACCATTGGTGATTCCGAGACCATTGTACTTGAGTAATTTGAATTACTGGCGTCGTCACGTACCACATATTCAGTAAGACCGGTTCCCTTACCAACCTGTAATTCAATAAGGCGACCATCTGCAGCAGTGTCTGGAGCATGAATGTTAAGATTTTTAAATTCGTAATCAATACCGGGTGAAGAAACAAGAACTGAACCAGGCTTTGGCATTCGTTTCTTGGCAACACCACCTATTGGTGTTTTACTAATTGTGTCCCCGAACTTTTCTTTAAAACCTAATGGTGTAATACCAGTAACTTTAACTATTAAATTAAACATAGTACGAATCTTGTTTAGCATGATTCTATCATCTAACCAACTACCATATTTAACGATGTACTTGGCAACACCAGTAAGAAATGATATACCTCGCTTAACATTACCGTCAACAAGTATCTTGGTATGAATTATATTTTCAGCCAGAACTCTCTTGGCTGTAGTACCGGATTTTTCCAATATATAATAAGCCTTGATATCCTCAACGTCATCAGGATCGGTTTGTATACCAAACGAGTGTCCACCATTAGGATCCTTTATCTTGTTGGGTTCAACAAATCGTATAAGTGGAACACCCTTAGCCTTTTTTGATCTAAATTTTCTGAGAAATGATTCACCATCCCTAAAACATCGTTTGACGAGTTCCTTCATTTTCATATCAAATTCGTTGGTGTCACAGAAATTCTTCCACCAATTTTTTACCTTATCACTTTCATCAACAGGGGTAATATGAGCATCTTTTCCAAGTACAAAATTAACCATTGTGTCAATTACACCTCTTGCACTGGGGTCCTTATAATATAACTTGAAAGCAGTCTCCTGCATCTTTTCAACATCAGTTTCCTCAATAACTCGTTTACCAATACCAGTTAAATTTTGCCACTTTCCTTCATCGCTATCACGAGCAAAAGTTGGAATGCTTTGTACCAGTTCGGTCATTCGTTCATAGTACGCCATTTCAAGTTTATCATGGGCCATACGTTTTTGCATTTTTATATTTGCTTCTTTTTTAGTCATTTTTAACCTCAATCAAATATATTACCAACATATACCATTGCAGGTGATAAATCAAATTCAACGGATCCAACATAATAACGCTCTGCGTCCATCAAGTGATCTTTATATTTAACAGGCTTGTCAATAGGATCACCATTAATATCTTCCTGCCACTTATAAATTTGTTTTTCCTCTATAAGATTGGTACTATTACTACGAATATGGCATTTAAATCTTTTTACTCGATCTATACCAATTTTTACTGAACCTTCACCCTTTATACAAGGAAAAATATTAAACCCGGCCTTACTTATCTCCTCTATTCTATCTGGTTCAGAGCAATCAGCCAAAATAGGACTACTTTTATTTGAAATTAAAAGATTAAGACGGTCTATTAATTGAGTGTTAGTAAGTTTTCTTTCGTAAAGTAGTTCTTTTTCATATAAATCAAATTCCTTAACAGCAATTTCAGTAAGGGCTGTTGGCATATTATAACCAAAATCAAGACCATATCCAACATCACCAATCAACTTAACTGCCTTATCCCATTGATCCGTACTTATAACATCCCAATTAGTGTAAATAGTATTTTTAGGCGATGCCCACCGTCCAAGTCCATAAATTGTCCAATAAACTTTATCTATTTCCTTAAGACCTTCAATTTCATGAATATAATCATCATCTAAAAATATGTTATCATGATACGTGGTATGTAAGATGGCTACATCGTCAGGAGGATTGGTAGTAATTTTTTGTAAGTATCTGTTGTGTGGTCCGGAAGCTGGATTGTAAGAAAAATACATCGCGTTCGGACCATTAGGATTTGCTCCCCTACATCTCAAACCAAGTTGCATGTAATCGTGACGGGTAATTTCAGACGCTTCCTCAGCCCATACATAATTTATTTTTTCAAAAGATTTTAGCTTTAATGGATCATCAAGTGCCGTAAAGTACATTTCATTGGAGCCTATGTATATTGCCCTTTCAGACTTGTTTATATCATACGGAAGATCATACATCTTCAAAAGGTCCTGTACGAGTAGCCAGACGCTCTTGAAAAGTGCTGGTCCAGTCTTTCTTGTAGTAATAATACGTATATCATGCTCACCAAACATTTTTTCTATTATTAAAAATTGGGCTAACGACCATGATTTCCCGGACCCGGCTGATCCAAATAAATGAGCCTTACGTTTCCTGTTAGTACGCAGAAAATCGTATTGTTTTTTATTTACCCTTATATCAAGATTCGTTTGAGTCTTTGTCATCGCCCGTGTCTTCTATTACTACCGATTCAATAATTTTTGCTGGAGGTGGATTGGATCCGGCACTTACATAGTTGATATTGATGTTGATGCCCTTTAGTTTTGGAGCAGCAAGTTTTCTAACATCCTGCCAACCCCTATGTTTGCCTCTATTACACAGGAAGAAAAAGAGGGAATGCTCCTTGCCAGCCTCGATATTCTTTATTAGCTGTTGTTCAGCAAAATCGAGTAATGATTCATCGATATCGCTCAGTTCTTCCTTAAATTCAGGATATTTCAAGAGCCAGCCGTTGTATGTTCTCCTGTTGATACCAACAGCCATACAAGCTGCTGAAATGTTACCACCATAACGACAGAAAAAGGATATAAAGGCCTTTCGTCGTTCATCCTCATATATTGAAAGTGATTCCGACTTCGTTACCGGCCTGTTAATATCAGCAGTCAATTTCTCTTCAACATTACCGGTACTCTTTTTTATATCGTGTTTCTTGTTTTTACGTCGGTAATCCCGTTCTCTTTTTTGGATTTCAGCAAGTTCCTTCTTTGGTATTTCCGACGGCTTTCTGCCGTTTCTTCCAAAACTGATGATTTTATCCTTCCCTTCTAAATACCTTTGGTTCCCAATTTAAATTATTTCCTTTACTACTATTACATGATGCACAGGCTGGTACTACATTACTGGGTAAATGCTTACCACCCTTACTCAATGGTATAACATGATCCATCGTCATATTACCTTGTATTCCACAATAAGCACATCTGAAATTATACTTTTCATTTTACATCAACTTTCTTGTAAGTAATAGTTCTTCCTAATTTTTGATTTATACATGGTCAACTCTATTTACTGAGTTCAACCCGGTATTCCCTTCAACTCTAACGAGTTGATTTGGAACTTTCTCTGCCTCCTCCGATGCCGGGTTAATAGGGAAAAAAGAAAAACCCGGAATACCGGTAAAAAGAA